TTTTCGAGTTGAGGAAAGTCCTTGAAAATTTTAGGATACTTAGCTAAGATTTCCTTGCGCGGCACATCTTCTACCGCATCAAGATCATCTAACTCAACTTTATCTTCATCAATTTCTAATTCTTCATCTTCTGAATCATCTGATTTCTTAGCTTTCTTCTCATCTTTCTTTTCATCATCATCAGCTAAGAGATCATTTTCCTTCTTTTCCTTACCTTCATCATCAATTTTCTTATCATCAGCAGCTAATTCATCAACCATATCATTGATTGATAATTCAGTGGCTCCACCACTAGCTACTGCATCAGGAGCTTCAAAAAATAACTGAATAATTCTAAAAAACTTATTGAGGTCCATTACTTTGTCCTTGTGGCAATTTAGCAGCCATCGGAGCTTTTCCAGATGTATCCGGTGGTGCCATCATTGATTGTTTAGCTTTATCAGCATCTAAGTGCTGCTTCATATGTAATAAGACGTTTTTATAACCGGGTAGATTATTAATTTTAGCTTGTCGACCAATAGAACTAACTGCCCAACCACGACAAATATCAGCTTCTACTGCATTGTTATCTACATCAGGATCAATTTCAATTGATGGTAACTCTGTTGGAGTTCCATCAGGTCCAACACCCCCAGGAATAGGTCCAGATTCAAGAAGAAGTTTGATTTCTTCATATTGCTTATCACGATCATCTTCACCAGGTAATATAAAATCGTCCAATCCAATTGCTTGTCTAAGTAATGGAAGATTTTCGGGCGAAGCAATTGCAGCCATAACCTCAGGATTATTACCCTGAAGAAGTTGCATAATTACATCTTTCTTTTGTGCCCAAGTACTTGGTAACTCAAGACTTGATTCTAATTCAACTGAACCAATTTTACCTTGAAGTTCTGCGACATGAATGAAATTATTGATAAAAGTATTGTTTTCAGTTTTAGTAACATAACGTTCATCATCTTTAACTTCTTTAATGTAAGCAGGAATTACTTTACCAAAAATTTCCTTCCACCAAACATTAAACATTTTCCATGTCGTTCCAAGTCGTTGTTGGGCTTGAGCGCGCGACATGGAATATTCGGCAGCAGTTTTACCAGCACCAGTTTGTTGACCACCAAATAATGATGGTAATGCTCCAGAAACTAATTGACCTGCTTCTTGAATCTGCTGACTAAATGGTAAAATTTCACCAGATAACATCGCGGTCTTAACTGTAAAAAAACCATCTGCAATCGCTTTACCACCAGTAGGAAGCGTTGGAACTAATGACCCCGGTGCAATTTCCATCTGGCGATAAGCATCAAGATTTACTGTGCTTGGCGAAACAAATGTTTGTGGAATGCCATGTTCAATCGTTTGTAAGATTAATGATGTGAGATCATTCGTAATTTCTTGAACTGATGTGAGAAGCATTCCTAGTGGATCAAAATGAACATAATCACTCAACGGATTATATGTAAGTGTCCATTCATCATCTAATGAACAATTTTCACTATCGGCATATTGATCATCAACAAATACACACTTAACACCAGCGGGAAATTTCCTCTTTAGTAATTTAACATCTTCTTCATTGGGCAAAACATTAAACGCTGATGTACGTAACCAAGCATTACGAATCGTAACATTATTAATTGGTTCTTCACCAAAATATTGTGTGGATGTTCTGCCCCAACGTCCAAAATATCCATTACCATCACCAGCTGAACCACTACCACCTGAAATTTTAACTCGCTGACCATTAAATCGATCTTTTAAATCAGGGAATCGTTCAATTGCATTAGAGTAATGAGTTTCATATGACCAAATGAGATATGGTGTATCACACTGTTTCTGAGCATAATTCGCTACTTTAACAAACAATCCACCAAAGCATTCAATACATTGTCTACTCTTTGGTTTAGTAGTTGTTCCGACAATCCTACTAACCATCATCTTTTTTTGCTGAACTAATGGTTCAACATTTTGCTGACATTTAGGACAGAATTTATTGTCCTGAAGTAAATCTTCCATCTCTACATCTGAATCATCAGGATTGAACTCGTCTTTGACTGAGTTCATGATCTCGATGGGCATTTCTTCGCCGCATGTCGGACATACGTGAATATCTACATCTTCCTCTTTTGTTTCTTTTTTATCAGTAGTATATTCACCGTATTCATAATCTTCCTTAGTATAATTATGCGCGGCAACCATTCCCTCGGTGCAATAAATGAAAAGTGCATGCAACCATAACATTGATACATTATTATGCTTTGCAATCAATTCACTGATTTGATCCCCTGCTTTCGCTGTTGCCGTATCAAGTGGATCGTCTGCATTGTCAGGATAACATCTAACAGTAGGAATAGTAATACTAAGAGCAGCAATGATTGATTCAAGGTAAGCCCGAAATACATTGATAGGCTTGTCATAATAAGACCCATCATTATCGCCATAAGCCGTTTCTTGATCATATACACGCCAATCATGCGCGGTTTCACTCCACCAAATACGTTGGAAACCCGCCCAGAAATATTTAAGGCGCTTCCACGTTAAAATCTGGCGCTCTCTAACAGCTGTATCCTCACCTTCAAAATGATCTAATACAGTTTTGAGAAGCGTTTCGATTTTCTGATCGCGTTCTTTACTCATTACTTTTTTCGCGGAAGCAACTTCAATTTGCCTAATTTTAATTTAGGTAACTTTTTTAATCCTGGTATTTTAAATGATGGTCCAATGGATTTCATAATTAAATCATTGGGTTACTTGCATTAGCTTGATTATATACGCCTTTATTCATCATAGTGCGACGCATCATATCTTGTGGATTAGACGGTGCAATACTACCAGCTCCACCAACTTGAACACCATACATATTTCCCATACGCGGTAATCCCATACTACCAGTAAATTGACCACTAGGTTGACCAAGAATTTTTGGACTAGGATTTGGATTCATATTAGCAAAATCTGATGGTTGCATAACATCACGACCCGGCATAACTGATGGAGCAATAGAACCACCACCTGCACCAAGTTTATCCATAATACTATGCATTACAGAGTATTGATCCATCTTTGGTGCAATAGAACTATCTTTACTTCCAGAAATAGAATTATCACCTTTAGCCATTATTTAAATCCTTTAAAATTTTTAGATGGACCGATTGATTTAGATCTATATTCAGGTTTAGTTTTACTTTCACGTTTTTCACTTAACATAATCGCAATAGCTTGCTTACGATTTTTAACCTTACCACCTGAACCAGATTTAAGTTCTCCATGCTTAAATTTATGCATTACTTGATCGAATGGCATCATCAACTCCTAATTCTTCTTCTAATTTATCAACTGAAGTAATTGGAATTGCATCCATTTCTTTACGCTTCTCACGTTTTAATTCTGCAGTTTTTCTATCTTCAACTTCTAAAATATGTCGACGCGCGCGCCAACTTAAATTACTATTAACTGGTTGAGTAACTACAACTTGTGATGGAACAACTTCTTCCTTAGGTTTAACCTTATCAAGTAATGCCTGAATCAGTTGATCATTGTGCTTTCTTAATGCCTGATTTTCAATTCTTAAGGTATTACAAGAATCACACACTTGCTGATCTAAATAATCTTCTTTACAATCAAGACAATGTGGATTAAAAAACTTATGGAACCAATTCATAACTTAATGCCTATACCTTCGAGCTGGTCTAAATGAACTACTATTATTACTCTCTAACAATCTGGCTTTTTGATAAAGTCGATTCCAATCTTTATCTTGTTCAAACTGATTTACTATTTCTTGACGCGCTTGAACTTTTTCAAATTCATCGACAGCTTCTAAGAAATAATGATCCGCTTCATCAACTAAATATCTAATGCCATCATAAGGATCATCACCATCAAAACCGGCAACGTCTTCAGGATTTTTCTTATCATAAGAACAAGATTGAATTGCATCAATTAAAACTTTGTTCTCATCAAAGATAAGAAGTTTCGGAATATCTTCCTCGACGCGCGCTTGAAATCTACTTAAGTAATTCTTATAAGCATCATCACCATGATTTCTTTGCGTCCACATGGCAACTTCTTCACTATAAGCTTCTTGTTCATTTAAGGGAACATACTTCTGCTTCCACCTTAAATATTCATGTAATAACTGTTTACCCGCTACACGACTTCCTGGAGTATTAGTTGTTAAAATTACATTTCTACCAAGTTCTGCTTCAATCTGTTGTTGAATTGTATGATCTTGTCCGCGGTCTTGACCAGCAGACTTACATACCTTAATTATACGTATATTTTCCTTATCGAGAAATTCCTTGACATATGGCGCCCATTCTGCGATTTTAGTTCCACGCCAATGTTGTTCTCGATAAGTATATAACTTTTTAGTAGGTGAAATTGCGCCCCATCCAGCCCATGTCATAGCGCGCATTCCCCAATCGATAACCAAAATACGCGGCCACCAATCAGGAATATCAAAACTCTTTATTACATGTAATGCATTATCAGGTTCACCTGGATATCTATGAGAACGAAATTCTTCAAATACTTGTCCTTCATATGCATCCCACGCACCAAATTTCTTTGCCTGACGTTCTGCTTCAGGTAACGCATCTAAACTTCTACTATACTCAGGATCAATATGTGGATTATCAGCTAACGTTGCTGGAATAAATATTCGTTTATTTCCACCACGTCCATTGATAATTGTCATCCCAGTTTTGCAGGGATCAACAAAACGCTTCCTTACCCAAGCATGGCCAATATTACCAGGATTGCTAGCTGACCTACAAATAGCTGGAAGATGAGGTGCGTTTTTATCACGTCGAATTCTTTCAAATGTTAAGTAAATATATTGCCATTCAGTGAAAGAAGTTAACTCATCGAAAGCAACGTAATTCCACTGTGCCGAATCATATTTATGGACATCATCTTCATTTTCACAATGTCCGAAGAAGAACAACGCTCCACTTTCAAATTCCCAAACTGAATCAGATTTATTAAATTTTCCACCGTATTTATCGAAGCAGAGCTTAGTTTTACTTCTGGGAATAATTTCTTCTCGCAATTCAGGCATTGTGCGACGAAGGAATAATCCTTTGAAATTAGCATCAGTATACCATTGATGAGTAATGGGATACATGAGCAATACGTCAGATTTTCCTGCGCCTGCACTTCCCGCATAAAAACCTTCCTTCACTGTGAGAGGCACACTGAGGAATTTTTCTTGCTTAACATGAGGTTTCCAAGATTCCCAACTCACACTGTAATCCATTCACCATTAGTAAGAAAACCATGCCATCGACAACCATCTAATTTTTGAATACTAGGAGTTAAACTTGGATTATTTTCATCCAAATTCCAAATCCAAATAGCATGTCCATCAAAATGTTCTAATGGAAGAACACCAATTACACCACATCCTGTTGGACACATGTAAATAAGGCTTTTATTTTCTTTTGAAAAATAATAATCTCCTGGATTTTTACATTCATCATATCCAGAAACTTTATTAGCTTTAATCATACAGTTTGAATTTGAACTTGGGGAACTCGGAAATTACTTTCGCCAATTCTTATAAGTGTATACCATTGACCCTCAAAGTATTCAGTTCCTAAACTACAATGAGTTGCATGCCAAATGGTAACATCAGTATCACAAAATACTTCGATACTGTTCTTATAAAGATCCTCAGCAAATAAAATATCCTGACCCCATTCCTTTTCATTAAGATATGTAGTATAAAAATATGGACGACTCAATCTTTTGAATACGTCCATCTTAATGAGTATACCACCCATACCTGTAGCTGTTACTTTAATAAGTCCTTTATCATCAGGTCTTAAATCGCGCCAAAGCATCCCAGTAATTTCGTCAAATCCATCATAGATGTATGGACGGAATGGAGGATTGCGCTGTAGACACAATCCAGTTACAACGTCTTTATCATGGGACAATAATCTGAGTACAGCATCTGGCGCGAACATTGAATCATCTTCAACAATAAATACATGAGTGCATTCATATTTAAATGCTTCATCGATGATTGCATTAAGATTTTGTGGAACCGAACCACTTTTTGCGCGCAACCTGATTGATTCATTTGGTAAAACTAATCCATAGAAACAATCATAGAATCCATCGCACACTGGTGTCTTACCACATGGTGCAGCGGCTAAAACTTTAATTCCTTCGAATGTTTGATTCATAATTATTTAATTGGACTCACAAATCATTTCTAACTTGTGAGTCCTCAAAAGAATTACGGAGCTGGATTCGCAGCAACCGCAGTAGCTAATGCAGCAGTATCAGCTTCAAATGCAGCACTTAAATCAGTGAGTGGCTGAAGTTCAGCAGCACTTGCACCATTAGCTAAAGCAGTAGCAACAGCTGCATCTAGACGTGTTTGAAAACCATTCAACAGAACAGTAGCAGACGACATTGCACCACGCGCATTTGTAACATCAGTAACAAGAGTTCCAACAACTGGATTAGTCATGTGATTACACCTTCGAGGCGTTTGCCTCAGCTTCAAGTAATGTTTTAGTATCCGCTTCAAGACCTGGAAGTAATTTACTAATTTCCTCCTCTGTGATAGGTTCATTTCTAATTAGTTTAACAAATATACGAAATTCATGAAGTGATGTAATTTCTAATTTAAACATGTGGCCTAGTCTCATCTTGTAACGCCTGATTTTTTGCGATGAATTGAGCATAATGATCATTCCATCGCGCAGTTACTTGCTCAGGTGTTAATGGATCATTACGATGTTTAAATTCATTAGCGATTCCGATTGCAAATGCAGCAATCATATTAACTAATTCAGGACTTAATTCAGTACTCATAATCCCTCGATAACTAAACGAACTGAATTAAGATATGGAGCAAACTTAGCTAAATCAACTTTAGATTGAATCTCAGTAATCGCTGCTAATGCAATAGCGCGCGCTCCATCAGGTGATGCATGAATGGCTACGCCAGTAACACCTAAAATTTGTGCTACAGTATAAGTGTCCTTCTGAGATAACCATCCAGCATGATAACCAACTTCTACACCATCTTCAAAATCAGATAGTGCAGAAAGATATCTATCAGAAACAAATTGTGCATGAACAACTGGTGTTAAATTTGGCGGTTCTTTTGCGCAACTAATTGTTAATGCAATAGATACGATTAAGATTGATTTTCTTAATCGAGTCATTAACTCACCACAAATGTATTAGCCAAACCAGAAATTGTATCAGTTAAAGTTGTTACTCCAACGATATCATAACATGCGATTTGATTGTTTCCAAAGTAAACTGTAAGCGTAGAACGCGCAAGATCCAAATCAATTCGCGTAACGTTTGGTAATGCGATTGCAGTATCCTGAAATGCTGCTCCGGTTTTAGCTGTTACTGTAGCTGATCCTGTTGCCATTACTTCTCCTATTGAGGAACACCGTTACCAAAAGAATAATATCCTAATTTCTTGATTCGATTAGCTTGTTGAACATTTTGTTCAGGACTTACATACTTACGAATTGACCAGT